AGTAAGTGGAGCGCCACCAATGGTGACTGATCCGACGCCCCTTTCCACACGAGATGCCTTGCTAGTCCGTGCCTTCAAGGAGAAGAAAGCACCTCCGCCGGGAATGCACAGACGGTGGAACCACGTTGAAAAGCTCTTGCCCACTATTCTTCGTGGAACGAACTCTTCTCTTTGGGACGAGCAGATACATTTCCGAGATGGGACTGATGACTTTGAGGAATGGGTGAAGGCTTTCCCCGGTTCTCGGCAACGAGTACTGAGGAGGGTGAAGGCCATATATGACGAGGTTGGTCCCGATGCTTTTAGAATGGATCAATTTCTTGCCTTCGTCAAGACCGAGAAACTGCCGGGCTTCAAGGTTGATGAGGCAATCGGGCTCCTGGCCCTCGAGAGTTATAAACCTAGACTCATACAAGGACCGGCTGACATCACCCATGTGTTAGCAGGACCCACATTGAGGCAGGTTTTGTTTGCTCTGAAGAGGGCTTGGGACAAAGATAGCCCCATCTTTTATGCCTGCACTTCACCTGAACAGTTGGACGAATGGTTCAACAGGCACTTTTTGCCAGGCTTGACAACTTTTGTCATGGGGGATTATAGTATGTTTGACCGGACTATTGGAAAGGAGGCCTTAGGTTGCGTCACTAAAATTTATCGTCACATCCTGCAGGCTGTTCCTGAGTATTTCTGGCACATACTTGACATTTGGGCGCGGCCCAAGGGGAAATGTGGTTTTAACACCGGGATAAAATACGCTTGCGATTACATGAACGCATCTGGTCGGGACGACACGGCGTTGATCAACGCCTTGTTGAATGGCATAGTAATTACTGTGTCAATGGCTGCCACACTTAACCGTGTGCGAGTTGAGGCAGTTACCGAACAGATGATCAGGAAAATGCAGGTGGATTGTAAACTTGGTGTGGTTGGCGATGACTCTCTTTGGCTCATGTCCGTACCTTTTACCCAGAATCATCTGGAACTGTTGTGCTCGCACATCAGGTCATTCGGATTTATGATCGACTCAACAAAGAGTGAACTGTCGCAGAACCCTTTCCGCTGTGTCTTCTTGGGCCAGCGCCCATACCCCGTCGCTGGTCGTTGGTATTGGGGGCCCACGTTGGGTCGCCGACTGTATAAGCATCACTGGTGCATATACAAGGGCGGTGACCCGTACGCTTGGCTACACGGTGTGGCCGACATGGAGGCACGCTGCTATCCTCATGTGCCCATTCTTGGTGACATGGGAAGGCAGGTGTGCAAGGTCCTTAAAGGGAGCAAGAAAACGCCCTACGAGGACCCAGAAGCCCGACACAAGTTGTCTGAACGCACGGAACGCGTTCCTGACTACGATGTCGACACACTCAACTATGTTGCAGCCGGGTATGACATTGATGGCGAAACGCTACGTGATCTGGTTCGCTTGATCAATGGTGTAGTTCGCTTTCCGTTCATGGTTGATCACCCTGCAACGGAAGCCTTTGTCACACAGGACGCAATGTAGGCACGCACGCACTCGCACGCCCGCTTTGCTCTGCACGG